GACTGCATACGACCAATCCAGCATTACCTGGTAGCTTTATTCAAGCTCTTAGGACCACCAACCTGTGGTGCCCGTCTGACGAACAAGTTTGTATTCCGATTTGCTCGTTACCTGCGCAATCAAGCGCCGCAAACGTCTACCCCCATAACCCTTAATGAACCTAGGAGGCTTCATTTTGGACCATGAAAGTAATTCGACGGTTGTGTCATAGACGGATGGCTCACGATCAGATGTCTTTGATCGCAAACACTCCCAATAATAGGGTGTTTGACACTTAACAGTGCGCTTTCCTCCATTTCTTTTGTAAAATGGAAATTGCCACTCAAGTTTTGCCTCACACCACAACAATCGGGAACCCGGTAAGGCCCCAGGAGGTGTTTCCACCTTGATCCCAGAATCTTCCGAGAAGTGCATTGGAACGTAACAGCATAACCCATTGTCAACGAGACGAATCTCATTGATTAGGAAAGCATACGTAGAAGGAATTTCTTCCCTCTTCCAACGCAACAATAATCCATTGGCCCATTTGTAAATGGACATTAGGTACTGAGATTTGGAACACCAAACACCAGACCCCTCCGGCTGGAAGGGCCTAACATCTGATCCGCGGTAATAATCTCCACCGCATGACTCACGAAAGTATTCCTCCACATAAGTTTTGTCCTTATTAAGGATGAAACCGCATAAAGGGAAAATTACCTGGACGTACTTATGCATAGAACGATGATATATTAAATCATCGCCATATACACTAACAAATCCAGGCGTTTTAGTGAGCCGCCTAATGCTCTCAGCAAGAGAGTAAAAGACAAGAGTCTCAAGTGGGAAGGTAAAACCAATCCCCATCGTCATAAAAGTATGCAAATAATATTGCACATTCTTATATCGGTATTGCTTCAGTCTGCCATAATTTAAGGCTGACATCCACGGCCGAGGGATTATCCGATTCAAGAGTTCAAACGTGATACTATCGCTTGCGCTCGAGAGGTCCGCAGTTACATGGGACCTAGTTTCAGAAAATCTCCTAGCCAGAAGTTTATGACGCTCTTGCAAGCGCGTTATTTTCTGACCAGCGGATGCTAAACATTCACCAATATAATCACCGAGACCAGCAGTGTAAAAACTGCCAATCGTGGTGTTCGGCATGATAGAACGTAAAGACTTAAAACTCTTTGGAACGTTCGTCAGGCTCAAAGCATCACACACCCTATAATCTATACCCTCTCTATCAAGAGAGCAATCAATCATAGCCCGCTTCAATAATTCATCTGAAGCGAGATGGGTTTTGAACCACAAGATGTGCTCTGGCGTGCCTGTAACAGATTTGGACAGCTTTTCGTCCATATACGATCTCGAAAGACCGTTTCCCACAGTTGCACGTTTGGCAAACCGACAGAAACTAGCATGCATACTTGGGTCGTAAGATCCAAGGATCTGTTTACAGATCTTTCTCGCGAGTTGCAGTACACGATGTACACGTATGTCATCGAACCGCAATGTTGAGCTAATTCGGACTTGGGTTTCGGACAGTTTTTCAACGGTCCTAATATCCAATTCTCTATTGGTATATGCATCTTTCTGAAATCGGTATCTCTTGAATAGGTTCTCAATCTGATAACATCGCTTAAACAGTGACGGGTCAACATTGCCGAATCCAGGAAGAACAATACTCCTAAACTCAGCATACCGACCCGCCATAAGTAGGGCGAGCGCTTCATCATAATTACCACCTCCAAGACCAAAATCTTTGAGCATGGAGATCCACATCATTCTCATGATAGGATCTAAAGAATACTTGTTGAAGTGATTCTTCCTCGATTTCATCTTAACTCCTTAGTTTAAAGGGATTAGGCTAATGAACCACCACTACGAAAATCAGTAGTGTCGGCATCAAAGCACAATTGCGCGCTGCTAGTGAAGAGCTCCGCTTTTTCAGCAGCTGTGCTGGAAGGCGAAAAGCCGGCTTCAATGCGAACGTAATTGTTCGAAATCGATCCATCCGCCTCTAATTTGGGGCGGGTGAGCGTAAAGAAGCGTTTTTCCTTGCCAATGTACTTACCGGTGGTATTTTCAAACCGGGGAACTACGTTCCGAAACGTAACATTGGGTCGGATGCGCATATCTGTTTCACTCATGTCTGCAACATGCAGGCCATTTGGAACATTTTGGCCATCTGGGGTATAGGTTTTTACTGTACCCCCGGCGACGGAACAAGTTCCGCCTACGGACAACGTTAGTGCGAGAAGGGAAGACATATTATCTCCTAATCAATTTCTGGAGTTGCCTTTCGACAGGTCTCCAAGTGAGTGAAAGAGTATCTAGTGACCGATTAAGGTTTAGAATCTCTTTAGTAACCGATGGTAACATCGGCGCGGTGGTTATTAACTCGCGCTTAAGCGTCTCATATGTCTCAGTAAAAGAACTGCCGATTGGATAAATCGGTGTATACCAGTTATGTTTCACACCTGTAAAGGTAGTGAACCATGTGGTAGTCTCTTTATAAGACAGACAAGTACCTAATGGTGCGCAGTTAGGATTAATCACGTGCGAACGTAAGAAATCACCAACATTAAAAACCCAATCAACACAGAATGAAAACGGGATTAGCTCCCACATGAGACTCGGCAAATCCGTCAAGGATGCTCCGTACTCTTTCGCGGGATCAGTTGTTCTCCTGTAATACAGGGTCGCAACCGTCTTCATCTGCACCACCTTTTTGGTAGTATACCATCCTGTGAGGTAAGCCGTCGGAGTGAAAGTATATTTCGTCTCGGTTGTCACCGAACCTTTATCCTCTCTTCCCGACGCCCTAAATAGCTTGTGAGCATCAAATTGAACCTGACGCTCAAACATCTTCACTAGCATCTTCGTGTCTAGTATCGCCGGCATTATGCCATATCGATATTCTAGCCACTGATTTGCTACGTCGGATAACAAGCCACCCTTACGGGAACCTTTCATCATCTTTGTTAAGATGTTACGGGCTCCTTTCAGTGGATTGACAAGCATAGCGAGGGTTTCTCTTGCTTCGGCAAGTAGCATTCCCAGATCACTAGTAGGTGCACTCATTCGGCTATAAGCCTTAGTCGTACATCGTATACCAGCTGCACTATCTGTCGACCCTGTTACTGGGTAGTACTGAGGACAATGACTGCTGCTTATCGCAGCTGCTAGATCCCCATCCCAGGAATAGCCCTCTCCCCAACCAGCAATGATTGGAATACGGAGAGTACCACTCTGACTTGTAGCATGGAACTTCGCCAATGTAACTGGATTAACTTGAAAGTTACCCGGTACAAAGCGTCGTCCTTTAATAGGCAACGGATCAATGAACTGCCATGTGCCCAATTTGGGCCCTGTACCAGCCACGATTCTTGGTGTGTTGTAACCTGGACCGAACATTCTAAAGTCCGATACAGGCGCAAACATCTCTTGCCTACAGCCATAAGTCATAACAACCTCATATTCAAATGGATATGATTCGAAACCCC